TCGAGGGCTACGTCCGTCTCGTTGGCCTCATCGAACCCCAGGTAGGCGAGAACGTGGGCATCAATGTCCAGTCTTTGCGCCATCCAGAGCCAATCGTCCTCAGTCCAGGCCGTGCACGGCGGGCGTGAGCATCTTCGGGGTGACCTTCGGGACTCCGCTCCCGGGCGGATAGTTGCCCCGCATGGCGCTCTGGACCCCAGGATTCTTCGACTGGAGAACTGCCTTGCCGATGGTCGGGGCAGCCAGGCCGCCCACGCCGCCGAGCACCGCCCCACCGGTCATGGACCCGAGCAAGCTGCCGGGGCGCTGCCCGGTACGCGGGTCCCTCGACTTCATCATGTGGCGGACGGCCCCTGCGCCGGCGCCGAGAGCCGCGCCCGCTCCGCCCATCTGTCCCGGAGTCATCGTCCCGGACGTCACCGCCTTGGCGGCCCTGGCGACCTGCGGCCCGACCCAGTTCACCCCGCGGGCGAACAGCGCACCGAGAGCTCCTGCGGACGTCTTCTCCAGAAGGAGGTCGGCAAGCTCATCGGCGGAGTAGTTGTCTCGGAAGTGGGCCGTGAGGTCCGGAGAGTCGGACAGCGCGGCGGCCAGCTTGGTCTCGTGCTTCATGTCACTCCGCCTTCCTGGCGATGTCGAGCAACCGTGCGACATCGGCGCCCACACGTGCCCCGGTCATGCCGAGGAGAGCTCCTGCGCCGGCCGGATGGTCCGACCAGATCTTCGCCATCCCCTTGTAGGAATTGGCGAAGACCTTCTTGAGTTTGTCCCCTATGTCCGGAGTTTCCCCTCTCCGGGCCCGAACCATCTCCTCGAACTCCACCTGGTCCGCCATCTTGTTGGCGGAACGCTCGACGAAAGACGGCTGGCCGTTCCTGCGCCTGGTGAGAATGAGTCCTTCTGCGGCACCGAGAGCCCCGCCGATCGCCGCCCCGGCGATCGGGTACCGATTGGCGTAGGCGATCTCTTTCCCGTAGGTCCAGGTGTCTCGAAGAAAACCGGCTTCCTTCGAGAGACCCTTGGCCCGCAGACTGGCCCACTTCTGTAGAAGGTCGGTCTTCACAACTCTCCAACCTACGGTAGAAAAAGCCCAATGGGAACGGCTACCGCTTGAACCTCTTCGCGATGTTCTTCACCTTGTTGATGATGCCCTTCCCGTACATGTCCTTCACGGCCTTCTTGACGCCGCTGCGGACGCCGTTGATGCCGCCGTGGACCATCCGGTCGGTGGCGTTGAAGGCCTCGTCGTACATCGTCTGGGGGTCGGTGCCCTTGCGCCAGGTGGTGACGCCCTTCCCGACGAGCGCACCGGCACCCGCGCCGAGCGCCGTGTTCATCCCGGTGTCGATGGCCGCACCACCCATCCGGAGCGCCTTCGTCTTCTTGCGGTCTTTGGGCGAGAGCTTGGCCTGGATGTCCCGTTCCTTGCCCTTCTGGTTGTGCGACAGCGCCGCACCGATGCCAATGGCGGCCCCGAGAGCGGCCCCGCTCACGGCACCCCTGCGGGCGGTCAGGAAGGGGTTGAGGTTGGACCGGACGACCTTGAAACCGGGGGAGGTTGTGAAGTCGCGGTTCTTCTTCCACTTCTGATACCACTTCACCTCCGGGGCGTCCGGCCCCGGCATCTTCGCGGAGATCTTCACCAGCTCCGCGAAGAAGCTGTCTGTCATTCGACCATTCACCGCATGCCTCCCTTGCCAGTGGGCGGCACCGGCGGCTTGGGGCCCATCCCCGCCCCTCCGGCAGGGTGGATGGCGTTCCCGATCCGGGGCATCCCAAGCCCCTTCGTGGCCCCCGCACCCATGGCCGGGGCGGCGGTCCCGATGCCGGGCATCCCCGGCATCCCGGTCCCGAGCTTCTTCTTCATCTCGGTGAGCGGCATCGGGTTCCAGGGGATGGTCCGCTGCTTGGCGACGATCTTGGGGTCGTAGCTGAGCGCGGTCGCGTGCTTCGAGAGCATCCGGATGAGGGCCGACCCGAGCACCGTCTTGCCGGTGATGGGGCCTCCGCTCTTCTGGAACTGGCGCAGCTTGTTGAGAGTGAGCGCGGCCGCAGGGGTCTTCTGAGCCGCCTGCTGCGCCCCCTGCTGAACGGCCTTCACCCCTCCCGAGAGGACCTGGGAACGGCCAGTATTGAGTGCGGCCGTACCGAGAGCGACCGGATTCAGGGCGCCGATCTTCTCCAGCTCATCGAGGAAGGAGTCGAAGAGGATCATGACTCAGGCCCACCAGAAGAGCGTGTACCCAGCACTCGCCGCTTCGCAGAGGACGAACATGTTCGCCTGGACGATGGCGTTGTCGTTCACGAACTTCGTGAGGTCCTGGTGCGTCTGGAACTTCCGAGAGCGGAGCGTCATGTGTTCTCCAGGGTTTCAGCGATGCCGTTGAGCTCGTCGAGGAAGCCCTCGAAGCGGGCCTCAGATGTCTTGTGGAAGCGGGCCTTGATCTTCCCCATGACCTTCTTGAAGTGCTGGCCGATGGTCGGATACTCGTCCGGCCGCATGAAGATCCGGCGCGCCGCGCCGCGGTTGATGTCCTTCACGTTGTCGGTGACGGCCTGGCTCGTCCCCTTCACGGCATTCTCGGTGTGGGAGACGGTCTTGCGGGCGTTCTCCATTACGTCGTCGGCCGTGTTCTTGGCCGTGTGCATGACATCCTTCACCCGGTGCTGGGCAGAACCCATCACTCCTTCGACCTCGCCACGGGCCTTCTCGACCCCCTTGGCGGCCTCCCCCTTCATGCCCTTGTAGCCGGCCTTGAACGCCTTCGTACCGAAGTGCCCAGCACCGGCGCCGGCGGCCGCACCAGTGGCGGTCGATCCGAGGTGCCAGAGGAGGCGCTTCCGGCGCGCCTTCTTGAGCCGGGCGTCGGGGAACTTCCCCTCCTCCTCGGCCCGAATGCGGAACTCTCGGGCGACTGCCCGGGAACCAGCAAGACCAGCCCCAACTCCCGCTCCGATGGCCGCCGGAGAGGCAGCCTGCTTCTTGAGAGCCATCACCATTCTCCGTAGAAGTTGTTCACGAACCGGTATTCCGAGTGGATGCCGCCGCCCCAGGCGCCCTCGATGTTGGCGGCCACCTTCATGCGCTCGATGCGCTGGTCTGTGGACTGGCGGAAGAGCTGAATCCAGCTCTGGAGGAACGGGGTCTTGTCGTTGATGCCGACCTGGATGCCGCCGTCCGAGAACTGGAGGTGGTTGCGGGTCTGAAGCAGGCCGACCGACTCCAGGAGCGAGATGACCGTCAACCGCAGAAGCAGAGAGCGAGAGGGGAACGTGAAGATGTTGTGGGTCGAGAAGGGCGTCGTCGTGTTGAAGTAGTCGATGGCGTCCAGAATGGCCCACATGATCTGCCGGTTGTTCGACTCTTCCCCGGCGATGAGACGGTTCAGCTCGCTGTAGTCCCGCATGAAGAGACGGACCTGGTTCACGAACTGGTTCAGTTCGAGTTCCCCTCGGGGGATGTTCGGAGAGCTCTCGTCCGACCCCAGAGCCGGGGTCGGGAGATTGGTCCCTGCACTGCCGTAGCCAAAGTCATCGGCCATTGGTCATCCCTTCGGCTTCTTCTTGTGCACACTGAAGTCGTCGAGGACGGTGACCTTGTCACCGACCCGCAGAATGACCTTCGGCTTCCGAGTCCGCACCTCTCGCTCGGTCGCCCACCAGATGGGCAGTGCGTTGAAGGCGATGACCTTGTTGGCGACGAGAGTCCAGTCTCGATCCGAGATGAAGACGTCGAGTTCTCGGAAGTCCGAGCTCCCGCCATTCGGAGCGAGGATCTGGCCCCGGTAGGCGAGCGGCTTCGGAGTGAGATTGAAGACCTTCAAGGTCTAGTACCTCTTGCCCTTCTTCTTGGTCTCGGGCACGAGAGTGTCGACGACGGGGGCGACCGGCTCCGGAGGAGCCTCGGGAAGAGGTTCCGGGGCCAGTTCTTCGGGCTTCATCTCGGTCTCGCCCACGGGGGCGTCCAGACCCTCGGACGGAACGGGTGGGACGGTGGCGTTGAAGATGGGCGGCTCTTCGACAGGCGGGGGCGGAGCCTCCGGCTCCTGGACCTGGGGAGCGAGGACCTGCTCCTCCGTGGGGGCCGTCGTGGAGTACGGCCTCACCTGGTCCCCGTCCACCTCGAAGATCTCGACCGCGCCGGCGGCCGCCTGGCGGAGCAGCATCGAGCGGTTCTGCTCGAAGATCTCGGCGGTGAGGGTGCGCGGAGGTCCACCCCGGCGCAGCACCTTGCCGAGGACGACCGGCTCCTCTGCGAAGAGAGGGGACGAGCGCTGGGCTCGCGTGAGCTGCTTGCCGGTCTTGTGCGCCCTGCGGATTTCGTAGTGCAAGATCTAGCCTCCTGAGGAAAGTCTGCGTGCCTTGATACGGGCAACCATGTCTCTGAACGGGTTCTTGGTGAGCTTCGCCTTCAGCCCCCCGCCCGTACGCTGTCGGATCATGGATTCTGCCTGCTGACGGGGCAGTTCTTCCACGGTCGTCCTGACGGGACTCGCCATCTCTGGCAGACCAACCTGCGCCCGAACCTGGTTCCGAACCTCGTGCGGGACGGTGTTCATCATCTTCCGCTCGGAGATCTCCGATAGATGGCGACGGGCGTGACGGGACAATCGCTGGCCCGGGGCCCCATACTGGATCTGCTTCGGGAAGAGCGCCTCGGCCTCACGACCCGCCCGAAGCTGCTGCATGGACGAGCGGACCGGCTCGTAGCCCTGCGGCATCGTGGCGAGTCGGTTGTGCTCTCGGTAGATGACGTCCGGGCTGAGATGCTGGAACGGGGCAGTTGCGGCGTTGGGGCGAACGCGGAGCTCATCGAGCTCGTGCCCCTTCAAGACGCCCTGCATCATCCGATTCTGGGACGGGTCGAGGGTCGGGAGATTCTTGCCGAGCCCCTTCTTCGCTATCCCCCGGAGTTTGCCAATGGCTCTTGGGGCCTGGACGATGTGTCCCCCCATCTGTCCGGACAGGGCGTCTCCGCCCTGCTCTTTGAATGCTTTGTGGAAGCCGGTTCTCAACGCCGGCATCTCGGCGGGCGTCGCACGAGTCACTTTCGAGACCGTGTTCAGTCCGCCGGCGATTGCCGTACGGGTTGGCGCGACAGCGGCGAGAGGGACGGGGACCTTCATGCCGGGCATCCCCATCGCCCTGCCCATGGCGGTGGACATGGTACGGGCAGCAGCTCCAGGGAGCTGGATCTTCTTGGCGAGACCAGCGACACGCATCGCCTGCGCCTCGTCGAAGGCGATCTTCGTCAGCTCATCCGCGAAGCCCCGCATCCACATGGCGTCTACCTTACCCTCGTCCTACCTGAGAGCATACGAAGAAGGGCGGGCGGTTGGATACCCGCCCGCCCCTCAGAGTGACTGCCCAGCCTGGACTAGAACTGGGACACGTTCGGGTACTTCAGGCCGGCGTCGACCTTGTTGTTCACCGGCGCGAGCAGCGGGTCGTTCTCGTCGACCGGACCGGCCACGGCGAAGCCCGTGGTGGTCGCGCCCGTGGTGACGGAGCCGGAGTAGAGCTCCATCTTCACGATCGAGGAGATGTTGCCGATGCCGATCGCGATGTCCTCCCAGGACTGCCAGGTGATGAGGTTCGCGATCTTGTCGATGTAGAACTTGGTCTGGTTCAGGACGTAGAACCGGCCCATGAACTCCGGCGCGGTGAAGCAGTAGATGTTGCCCTCGCGGAGGAGCTCGGTCTTGATCGTGCGGATGATCTTGAGACCGACGACGGTGTCGGACTTCCAGCCCTCGGTCGAGGTCTCGCCGGCGATCGTCATGCCGACGTCCTGGATGGTCCACGCCGAGATGTCGTCGTAGTCCGGCTCGGTCATGAGCATCCGCTCCGCCCGGAGGTGCCGGCGGTGCAGGAGCTTCTTCAGCTTGATGAAGTCGGTCTTGAGGACCGGCCACACCGTGAAGTCGACCGCGCCGGAGGTCAGGGCGCCTTCACCCTTGACCACGGACACGCCCTTGACCGACCCGGCGTTGACGTTCGTGCTGTTGAACGCCACGGCGCCGTTGTTGGCGTCGGCCTGGTAGCCCTGGACGGCGGCTTCGATGAAGAGGAGGAACTGCCGGTCCTCGATGGACTGGATGTCCTTGACCGTGTTCTCCTCGATGATCTTCGTCACCGGCATCTCGTACGCGAGGAGCTCCTGCTCGGTCTTCTCGAACTTCTCCGAGGAGATCGTGAAGAAGGGGATCTCGAAGCGAGGGGCGCGGATGAACCGAGCCGTCGGCTGGCCGCGGAACGACATGGCCATCGCCTTCGAGTTCGGCTCGATGTCGATGATCTTCACGAGGGTGTCGTGGTTCACCGACCGCTGGCACTCCGACCGCTGCACGGGCTGCGGGGGAATGATCTTCCGGGCGAAGCTGACCTCGCGGAGACGGTCGCGGATGTACGTCCCGCCGAACTCGGCGATCTTGTCCTTGCCTTCCTGGGTGGCGACCTTCTCGAAGAAGAGGTCGTTCAGGACCTTTGCTGGCACGCTCATGGGATTTCTCCTGTTCCTTTCTGGTTCCTGGACGACGGGCTAGAACTTCGAAACGCCGGTGTGGATGAAGCGGAGCTTGGCGGCCGCGCCAGACCCCGTGATCTTCGTGATGTAGCCGACCACGGGCTGCCCCGCAGTGGTGGCCTTCACGAGACCGCGGCGAGTGACGCCGCCCATGACCACGTCGCCGACGGTCAGCGCGTCGCCGACGGCGTACCCGGTCAGATCGGCCGGGTGGATCATGGTCTCGGCTTCGTACTGCCCGGCGAAGACGACGTTCGCCTTCTGGACGGCCTGGGTGTCGTACCGGCCCTTCTCGGTGTGCACCGGGAAGACGGCGGCCGAGACGGAGGCCGTGGCGCCGCGCTTGAGGAGGTAGTTGGAGTCGAGCTCCAGCCACTCGCCCTCGACCAGCGGAGCCGCGTCGTACGGGTTGAGGATGCCGGGGGACGTGAGCGGGAAGTCCCGGCGGATGCAGACCTGGAGTTCGGTGATGAGCTCGAAGTTCGGTGCGGGCATTGCGTTCTTCTCCTTCTAAGGGTGGATGTTGCCGGGGGTTCAGTCGAGCGACGCCAGCCCCGCAGCGAACTGCTGCGCGGCCCGGTCGACAGAAGCGTCGCCGGAAGACTCGACCTCGACGCCGTCTTCGTGGACGAAGGCGACCTTGGTCTGCGGCGCTGCGAGTCCGACGGCCTCTTCGAGGACGTCGAAGTTGTCGCGCCGGAGGATCTCGGCGATCTTCTCTTCGAAGGAGACCTCGGGGTTCAGCCCCTTGGACTCCATCGTCGCCGCGATCTTCTCCGCCCGCGCACGCTTTTCGAACGCGGCCACCTTCGTCAGGAGGTCTGCGTTCTGCGTGCGGAGCGTTCCGTTTTCCTCCGAGAGAGCCCGGAGGGTGTTCGAGGCCAGCTTCTGGAGCTGGGCGACCTGGACGTTGCTGATCTTGTCGGGCATGTCGTGGCTCCTTACGCCGCCGGCTTGCTGGTGGCTGCGTTCATCTTGCAGTACCGGCAGGTGCCGGCGTCCTCGCACTTGCAGCCCTCCTCCGCGACCTTCTGGAGGAAAGCCCTTGCCGCTGCGATCTTCACGCCACCCTTGGAGGCGTTACGCAGGTTGTTCTTCACCACCGGGTCGGTGCTGGCGCTCTGCGCCGGCTCGGTGAGCACTTCCTTGAGGAGCTTCTTCTGCGGCGCCTTGGCCTCGCGCTTGGTGGCGGCCTTGGGCGCTGCGTTCGAAGAGATCATCTGGCGCCCGGGGTTCGAGGGCACCGGGGCGGTGTTCGAGAGCTGCTCGCCGCCCTGCTTGGACTCCCCACCGTTCTCGACGGCGGAGATCTTCCCGAGGATGTAGTCGATGGCCGACTTCTTCTCCTTGGAGGCGCGTCCGGCCACGAAGCCGGCGCCGGTCCCGAGAGCGGCCGCGCCTGCGGCAGCCTTGCCCGGGTTGTCCTTCGCAGCCTGGACGGCGCGCCGGAAGCCGTGCCCCGCGTTGCTGCGGAGGTTGGCGACGATGTCGGAGACGGAAGAGGCGTGCTTCTTCTTGCCCTTCTTGCCCTTGCGGAGCTTCAAGGCGGCAGCGCCACCGGCTGCGGCAGCGCCGGCGACCCCGAGTTCGGGGCCGACCGACTTGATCGCGCCGCCCATGGCCTTCAGGCGCTCACGCTTGGTCATGCCGTTCTTGCCCGCGCCGACGGTGCCCTTGCCGGTCACGGCGGCGTGGAGGCCCTTCTTGGCGTTCCGGTACGCCTCGGGACGGCCCTTGAGGAAGGCCGACACCTTGCCGGCGCCGCTCTTGACGGCAGCCGTGAACTTCCCGGCGTCCTTCTCGATGCCGGTCTCGGCAGCCAGGACGTCCTGGAGGAGGTTGACCGAGGCGGTCTTGAACGGCCCCTTCGGGGGGTACTTCGCCCCGTTGCCACCCGGCGCGCGGTGGTCGTCGGTCGGGACGGCCGTCTTGGCGCCCGGGTTGTCCTTGCCGACGATGAGGCCGGTCGAGTTCGGGACCTGGTGCTTCTTGGTCGCCTGCCCGAAGGAGTAGCTCTGCCTGCCGCCGGTCGGGCTCTGGGTCGGGAGCTGCTGTCCGCCCTGATGCGACTCGCCGCCGTTCTCGATGGAGTCGGCCAGCTTCTCGGACACGAAGTCGAGCGCCGCGGCCAGCTTCTCCACGTCCTCGGGGTCGGTCGGATCGAGGACCGAAGAGGTCTTCTCGTACTCGGCCTTCTCTTCCTTCACGGAGGGGATGTGGCCGTGCTCCTTCTTCTCGAAGGCGAGGAGCTTCTTGGTCTTGTCCTTGTCGGACTCGTCTGCCGCGAGCTTCATCTTCTCGCGAGCTTCCTCGATCGTCCGCGCGATGGCTTCCTGGAGCGGCAGGTGACCGGCGAGCTTGGTCTTCATCTCAACGTCTCCATCCTAGGTTGCCCCCGCCATTGTCGCGAGGGGAGGTGGCAAGTTCTCCGAGTTCGTCGGCTGCTCGGCAGGTGGCATCCTTTTGTTCGACTTCCGTACCGCACTCTCTGCAATCTTCCGGAACTCTGTCGAGAACCCCTTCAGTAAAGCCAAGTCGATTCCGCTCGTCTTGCCCTTGCTGCCAGGGTCCGCGCTCTTCTCGTACTGCGACTTCGGTGCGTCGTACTTCTGCTTCGCCTTCCTGCGACCCTCTGGAGTGCCGTACCCCTTCGGGCTCTTCCCTGCTGCGTGTGCCTGCTGTGTCGCGATGGCCCAGGACTGTCCTTCCGGCATCCCTGGGTTCTTCGCCCTGATGTGTGCTGCCCGGTCGTGAATCCACTGGGGCATCAGGTCCTCAGTACTGCGCTGCCCGGGGGCGGGGTGAGTCACCCCCGGGCAGTTTCTTGGGCGTTACTCGTCGCTCTGCACGTAGCCGTTGGCCACCAGGATCTCGTGAGCGCGCTGCTCGACGAGGTTGGCGAGCTGCTCCTGCTCGGTCTCGGAGGCGGAGGTCTTCTCCTCCAGGAGGCCGTTCTGCTCCAGGATCTCCAGGGCGCGCCGCTCGGCGAGCGTGTCGATGGCCGAGGAGTGCTTCTTCTTGTGCTTGTAGTACGCCGCGCCCGCGCCAGCCGCCGCAGCGCCGACGGCGCCGGCAGCGTAGCTCTTCGGGTGCGCCTTCACGTGGGCGACGGCCTTGCCGCCGTGCTCCTTGGCCTTCGCCCAGCCGGCCTGGGCCTTCGCCTTGGCCTTGCCGCCGAACTCCCGGGCCTTGCCCTTCATCTTCTCCCAGCGCTCGCCGGCGTCCTTCTCCATCTCGGCGGCGGCCGCGATCTTCCGCAGCTCCTGGGTGTAGCTGTGGGCCATGACGCGGCCGAGGTAGTCGGCCTCGGCGAGCTTCTCCTGGGCCTCGGAGACCTTCTCGATCTCCTCGTCCTCGGCGGGCTCTTCGACTTCCTCGCCCTCCTCGCCCTCGGCCTCCATCTCCTCCTCGCCGTCGGCGCCTTCGAGCACCTGCTGGGCGAGCGCTTCGGCCTGCTCGTCGGTGAGCTCGTCGGTGTCGATCTCGCCCTCTTCGGCGAGGTCGTCGGCGAGTTCGGACGCGGCGAGCTTCTCGATGTCGTCGCCGTCCGTGTTGGTTCCGTAGATCGCTGCCAGCTGCGGGTCCATGGGCATTTTCGTTTCTCCGTGTGTACTGCGGGTCGGTGGGCCGTCTCCGAGGCGATAGCCTCTAGGCCGAAAGGAGCTCCTTCAGTAGCTCCTGATTGTTGAGACCGGCCGCACCTGCGACCGCGTCACACAGCACGCTGCGATCCTGAAGATGAGCGCCCAACGCATACCTCACGGTGTCGGGAGACATGATGTCGGAGTTTGCGGTCTTTGTGAACATTCTGCTCAGTCCGTCTCCGAGTATCGCATCCCTCAACTTCGGGTCTTCTCGCACAACGTCTACAACGTGCGAGAGCTTCTTCAGAACGCTACGTCGGTACCCGTTGTAAGCGGCACTGACCTTGTCCAGCAAAGAATGTCCGATAGGCTCCCTGGTGGGAAGGGCATTTTTCGACCCTCGTCCAGCAATCATCACCCGAATCTGGAAGGGGGTACCCAGGCTTGTACGTTCTTTGATGTACTCTTTCAGCATCGAGAAGACGGCATCGAGAGGGTCTTCGAGCTTCCCGAGACCCCCTGTGTCGAAATCCCGTACCTGTCGGAAGACGTGATGATGGCGGTCCAGCTTGCGGATGAGGTCGTCCTCTCCCATCCTTCGTAGCACAACCCGCTGAAACTCGTGCGGCTTCAGGATGATCCCCATCCTTGTCGCACCCCCGAGTACATGGCGCAGGGGCTTCTTGGCGAGTTCGTCGAGATGCTCCGGATGTATGTCTCGCTCTTCCCTTTCGAGAGCCGGGAGCTTCCGCATCGAGAAGACGCCGGTCGGGACGTCTTTCACCATCTCGGAGAGCTTCTTGTGGGACGCTACCTTGAAAGCAGCGGCGAGCTTGTCGGTTCCGCAGCGATCTCGCTCGGCACACTCGGCACATAGTCTGCCGCAGGGGCCCCGTCGATCGTCGCACTCGCTGGACGCCACCTTCCGGAACTGTCCCGGATCCAGAAGATCGCCTTGTGCGTCGTACAGAGCAACTGGGCTGTCGTCGCCGTTTGGCAGGGCACAGACGTTTCCCAAGCAAACATGGCTTCCCTTTGAGGCGAGCTTCGCCATCACCTTCGCGGTCTTGTCGGCTCCGATGAAGACGAAGCTGATGTCGAAGAAGCGCGGGTGCAGGTTGATGACGTAGATGCGGCGGCCGTCTTCGAGAATCTTGTTGGGGCCGTAAATGTGGCGCAGATGCTCGGGCGGCCGCATGTGCTCGCAGTAGTCGTCCCTGGTCTTCGACTGGTGCGAGCAGATGGAACAGACGTCGTAGGGAACCTTGCAGCCCATCGAGACGTCAGGGAACTCCCCGTTCTCGATGCGGCTGATGATGCCGTCCGCACCCTGCGTCTTCGCTGCCTCTCGGTTGAGCCGGATGACGAGCTCGACCCGCTTCATGCGCGGGTTCAAGATCGAGAGTACGGGAATGCCGAAGGCTCTCGCAGGGTCCTTGTTGGCGTGGTGCTGGAAAGCGTGCGCCCGGAGAAAGGTCTTGTAGCCGTAGTCGTCGCCTTCGTGGGCGAGAGCATCCCAGGGGAAGTAGTCGGCGTTGATGTTCGAGCCGAAGAACTCCCCGGCACCAAGAGCATTCACGAGGACGTAGACGTTCTGCTTCCGATCCTCGGGCGTGATGGTCTTGATGAACTTCTTGAGCTTCTCGCCGGTCTCCCAATCTGAGAACGGGGCAGCCCCTCCCACCTTCTCCATGGCCTGGCCGAAGAGGGCTTGTGCAAAGACCCCCTGGTCGGTGTGACCGAAGAAGATGACTTCCTTGGACTTCATTCTCTACCAGGGCTTGCGCGGCGACTTGATCGTGCGGGTCTCGCCTGGACCGACTCCCTGCATACGCATTTCGTACATGGTCGGCGGCGGCGGGAGCGGGGCGTCGGGCTCGGACGGCAGCGGGAACTTGACGCCCTTGAACGGATCGCCCTTGGTGTCGGAGCGGAGCTTCTGCCTCTTCAGCAGGGTCTCCACGAACTCCTCACCAGCCGCGAGATCCTTGTCGGCCGGGACCGTCCGGCTCATGAAGGCGCCGGAGAAGAAGGGGTCAGCAGCCAGGTCAGGGGCATTCCGGTGCAGCACCCCGAACATGGTGTTGAACCGCTCCTTGCCGTACTGCTTCTCGATGTTCTTCAGCTCGGGGTTCGCCTCCATCATCCGGCGGTAGTTCCGGCCCTTCGTCAGGCCCTTGCGCGCCGAGTTGTAGAGGTCGGTGGCGATGGCGAGGCCGATCCCGGCCGCCACGGTTCCGGCCGTGATGCCGAGAGCATTCTTGCCCACGCCGGTCAGGAAGTCCTTCACGCCCGCTTCCTTGGTCTTCTCGGAAACGCGCTGGGAGATCTTCTGGAACTCCTCGACCACCTCGGGAACGAACTGCGGAGCCACTCGCTCCAGGAGGGCGAGATGGAGCGCCGCCTCCTTCATGAGCTCCGGGTCGGCTTCGTGGGCCATCTGGAGGATGTCGGCGGTTCGCATGGTCACATCCCGAGGTTCTGCCGCAAGACGTTGGGGTTCATCGAGGACGAGATCTGCTTCATCCGTCCGACGGTACCGAGAGCCGTCGAGCCGAGGGTCAGGGTGACGCCCGGGTTCGCGAGACTCTTTGCGCCGATACGGCCGAGGAGCTTGGCAGCCGCCGCGCCCAATGCCGCCTTCTTCATCATCGAGGACCGGAGCCTCCTCGACATGCAGGCGTGCTTCTGGAGCCGGTCAACCAGCAAGGAACTCCTCCTTGATCGCCTTCTTCACCTCGGCGATCTGTTCGTCGACGGAGACGAGGGCCGAGGCCACCTTCTCGGTCTCGTCCTGGAGGGAGACAACCGCCCCGAAGAGCCGGACGAGAGGGTGCTGCTCGTCCACGACCCGGTGCGCCACCTTCACGAACTCCTGGGCCTGGGATGACAGATCCCGAGGGGAGGCGACCTTCTCCTTCAGGACCCTGGCGATGAAGGGGTTCATGGCGGAGGCGATCTTCGTGCTGTTGAGTCCGGTCTCCTGGGCCGCACGGAGAACGTCGGCAAAGGAGCCGCCCTCCAGCAGGTGCCCCTTCAGGACCTCGTAGTACTCCGCCGAGGCCTGCTTGAGCATGAGATCCATCTGCTCGCCGGAGCCCTCCAGGTTCTCCTTGAGGGAGATGAGGTTCTGCTTCGCCGAGACGAGGTCGGCCACCCCGGTCTCGAAGGTGAAGTCGAGGGACGCCTTCTTGTCCTTCCCGACGAACATCTCTTCGAGTTCGGCATCGAGCTTGGCGCTGGAGAGCTTCCGCTTCTCCGGGATGCGCCCGTAGTCGATGTCGGTCTGGGTGATGTGGGAAGATCCGGAGCCGGTCGAGAGGGCGCCCAGGACCCGGGCCGGGTCAGCCAGCTCGAACTGGGGGTAGCTGTGCTCCGCGCCGGCGGTCTTGTTCTTGTCGTGCATCGCCAGGTACGCCGCCGTGTTGGCGTACTCCACCACCCGCCGGACCTGCTCGGCGTTGATGTCGGGGTATGCGGCCGCGAGCTTGGGGATGGACTCGTTCATGGCCACGTTCTTCTCCAGGAGGAGATTCGCGGCCTCCTTCCCCATGAGCTCCAACTTCTCCGGCGAGACCGAGGTCCGGATGCCGCCGAGGCTGTGATAGAGCGACTCGTTGTGGTCCATGGGTGGTAGACTCCGTTTCGCTGAAACTTGGCCTAGCGTAAGAGGGAGGTGCCTGAAATGGGAAGCGAATTTGTTTCCCCGCGCGAAGCCGCGGTGCATCTCGGAGTCACCTACCGCACCATCCTCAACTACTTGAAGAAGGGTGCACTTCGCAAGGTGAGGCAGGGAGGTCGGGTCCTCATTCCGACCGAAGACCTCGAAGCGCTGTCCATCGACCTCGGGAACAACTTCCCACCACTCAACAAGAAGACGCTCTTTCGGCTTCTGGCGCAAGTTCAAAGACTTGAGCGGGACGTTCTCGTCCTGAAGCGGATGAACGCGATCGTAGACGCCCCTCTCCGCCCCGCCCCGGACGAGGCCCTCGGCTTCCTCCATGCTGCGGAGAACGCTCTCAAGGCCCCGATGTGGAAGTACGAAGAGATGATGCTCTGGGCCGACCTCTTCGACCGCATGGACGAGATCTTCTTCGACTCTTTGGAAGCGCAAAACATCGAAGAGCCGTGGACCCCGTTCTACCAACTCTGCATCGCCCAGATGAAACAGATCTCGGCAGCCGAGACCTTCGACCGAAACCTCGACCTCCAGCATCTCCACAAGCGCCTGGCCGAAGGGGCAAAGCTCCTGCGACGGGTCATCCTCGCCTGGGTCGAACTCGGGAACGGGAAGAACGCCGGAGAGGCACTTGTGAAGCTGGACTCTTCTGCCGCCATCCTCCGCCGCATCGGAGCAAAAGACGACCTCCAAACGGGATAAGACTTTAGCAGCACTTCTTTGTCCTTTTTAGGAGGCAGCAAATGGGAATCGCAGTGGATATGGGCGCAGGGAATCAGTCGGGCATCAACGACGAGGGCCACCCCGCCAACACGAAGCGGGTTGTGGAGTTGCGCGGCACTCCGGCCGAGCTCCGCGAGCTCGCCAAGGCCGCCCGCGTCAGGAACAACAAGTCGCTGGCCGACGCCATCGACGCCGAGTCCGGGCTGAGCTCGAAGATCGGCATCTTCGAGCGCAACCCCAAGACCACCGGAGCGATCATCGCCGTCGCCGCCATCGGCGTCGGGACCGGAGCCTTCTTCGGCGGCCGGGCGCTCATCCGGAAGCGCCGCGAGGCGAAGCAGCTCAGCACCGGCCGCGTGATGCGGATGGCTCCGCCGCCCCCCGCCGCCGCGAAGTAGACTCTACGTCGATATCGCCCGATACCTACTAGAGTCTGGGGCAGCCTCCATTTCGGGGGCTGCCTCTTTCTTTTTTAGACATCCTCCGGCGCGGCGAATCCGGTCTTCTGCGTCGGGTTCATCACGTCGAAGCGCGGGTGGCGAATCATCGAGGCGAGGAAGCAGTAGAGGATGGAATGGAAGGAGTCGTCCGTCATGTCCGGTGCGTGCTTGTACTGCACCTGGCGCTGCTGCTCGTTGTACTCGCTGAAGATGGCGAGCATGTCCTTAGCGAAGGGCTCCTCGAACTGCTGGAAGTCCGGGAAGCGGAACACGTCGCGGCGCTTGATGGCGTTGAAGACGTCCGACATCACTTCCGTGCGGTGCACGAGATAGCGACGGAGGCCGTCCTCCCACTTCACCTTTTGTCCGGGCTGTGAATACTGGTAGCGGACGATTCGCTCCTTGCCGAAGGTTCTGGCAAGAGAGTCATTTCGGTCGAAGCCGCCTCCGTAGTCGCATCCGACGAGTCGGACGTCCCAGTAACGGATGAGCTTCTCGATGAGCTCCAGTTGGACTGGTGGCTCGATCTCTTGTCCTTCGAATCGGTGGATGTAGAAGATTTGGAAGTAGTCATGCAGGTACGCTCCTAGCGCGATGACGGTGTAGGAACCTTCACCAGTTCCCCAGTCGATGCCGGCGTACACGGGCGAAGTGATCCCCAGGTACGCCCGGATCTTCATCAGCCCTTCCTGGTCCATGTAAAGACCAGGGACGCAGTTGTCCATCACGTCTTGACGAGTGAGGGGACGAGTACCCGAGTCATACGAGAGGCCGAGCACCTCGTTGTAGAACTGGCTGCGTGGGTACTTCGTGTACTTGTCCATGATGTCCGACCACGCGAGCCAGGGCACCATGAGCTGCGGGATGCGGTACCCCTCGTAGTAGTCGGCGAGCTTCTGCTTCACGCTCTCGTTCATGGCGGCCCACTGCGACATGGGGTGCATGGGGTTGATGACCTCCCCACACCGATCGCAGATGAGCCCGGCCTTGCCGAGGTTCGCTTCTCCCAAGATGTTCCAGTGCCACGAGGAGGGATTGTTCGGGGTGCCGTGGCGCTCGCAGGGAACACACCACTCGTTCTGGGTGGAGTAGTTCGACCAGTAGTGCTCGATGGCGTTGTCGTAGCTCTTCGGCGTCCCGGAGTAGATGAAGAGGCGGTAGTGGGAGTGCGAGGCGCACTCCTCGATGACCGGGATGTTGTCGGTGATGACGTCCTGGATCTCGTCGATGAGGATGAGGTCGGCAGGGATGCCGCGGGTACGGTCGGCGTTGTGGTAGGCGTAGCGCAGCGTGATCTGGCTGCGGTTGATGAACTTCTTGAGGAAGACGTTGTCCGAGAGCTTGGAGGTGGTCCAGGCCTTCAGGATCTCGGAGGTCTCGATTGGTTCTTTGAGACGGTCCGTCGAGAAGGTCTTGGTCTGCTGGTTGGTCGGCGAGACGTAGAGAACGTTGAAGGCGTTCACGATGCAGCAGTAGGCGAGGCACTTGTTGCCGAGCAGCGTGCTCTTCTCGACCTGGCGGCCGCACTTGTAGAGGGTGCGGCGGGCCGCCGTATCATAAGGCAGCCGGAGATACCGTCGGTTTCCGAAGCTGAAGGGGACGTGCTTCTGCGCCACCTTGTCCGGGACCTTTACAGCGAACTCGACAAAGGTGGAGGGGGCTATTCCGATGAGCTTCGACTGACGGGCGTTCGCCTCGTCATCGGCCAAGAAGTCGTCGTCGATCTCCGGCTCGTAGTCGAACTCCTCCTTGAGCTCCGGTTGCCCGCTCTCGGCGACGACGATGTTCGAGCTGAGCCTCTTGTAGGTGTCGTACGCAAGAACCTGCATCGGCTAGACTCTCCTCATGACGCCCCCAGGTCTCGCCTGGCTCGACTCGTTTCGAGACTCCACATCCCAGGCCCTCGACCAGCGTCTGACCTGCCGAGTCTACACTACCGTAAACGCACTCGTGTACAGAGTTCGTCTCGACTGGTCGGAGCCGATAAAGCCTCCCGTCGCGATGCAGGTCTGGAACCTATTTCAGAAGTGGGCCGGGGCCAATGACTCTATCCCAAGCGGGCGCGTCGAGTGGCGCAACCTGCCCCACCCCCAGAGCGGCGAAGAATTCTCGTTTGGACTTCAGGTGGACGTACATTTGAGAGAGCGCCTGGGCCATCCAAAAGACACGCATCCTTAGGGCATAAGGACCTGGAGACGAGAATCTTAGGCTGACGAACTGTCAGGCTATCGTCCTCCAGAAAGGCAGTATCACGTGAAGCACTTCCTATGGCAGTTCCAGAACCTCAACGTGCCGATGATGGAGAACGGCAGCGACACGCTCTACACCACGACCCAGGTCCTCGCCGGAGTTCTCGGCGTAACCGCCAACAACCTCGTCGCGCTGTACCACCTCCACAAGGATGAGTTCGACGACGCTAGGGTGAATACTCTTCACGCTAACGAGTTCCTCCAGCAGCACAAGGAGCAGTTCGGGGTCCGGCGCGTTCGGCAGGACATGCACCTCTGGACCGAGGACGACATGATTCTCTTCGCCGCCCTCTCTCGCTCTGACCAGGGCAAGGCCTTCCGGAAGGCCATGAAGGAACTCGTGAAGCAGCAGGCTCGCAAGACCCTCATCACTAAGGAGTACTTCGACAACGTGGTGTCCCAGCTCGTCCAGCAGAACCAGGCCCTCCAGGCGCGAGTCGATACCATCGAAGAGGCCCAGCCCCACCTCAAGCACATCGCAAAGACCGCCGGTCAGATGCTCTACGACCAGAGGTTCACCAAGCCCTTCAGGAGCTAAAGGGTGTGCATAAGTTGCACACCCTTTAGCTTCCTACCCCAGGAGACCAGATGCTCGTAGCAGGTCTGGACGAGGTGGGCTGGGGGGCCGCAGCTGGCCCCCTGGTCTCCGTCGTCGTCGTGATGAAGGACGCAGATTACCTGCTCATCCCCAAGGGGGTGACAGACTCAAAGAAACTCA